AGAGGCTCACTCATTAGACACAAAAGAGGGACGCCAAGGAACAAGCGGAGACGGGTATCACAACAAGACATTCAAGAAGACAGCCGAAGAGGTTTTCGGTCTTAAGATTGAACAAGTAAAGGGTAAGGGATGGACAGACACTCAAGTCCCTGATTCTTGCGTGGAGATGTGGCAAGAGGCTCACGATTTGATTGAGGAGGCGTTAAAACTCACAGCATCAAGCGACCTTTCAATCAAGCCAAAAGGACGCAACAAGAACAACAAGGTAGCGGTGTGCAACTGTGGCGAGAAGATTCGCCTAAGTCTTAAGACATACAACCTCACCCGCCCCGTCTGCACAAATTGCGACAGCACATTCATCCTAGAAGATGAGGAGGATGGCGAATAGGAACAATCGCCCCCGCGCTACAGGCTACGAGACTCACACTCTCACGGGGGCACAAGTTAGGAAGAAGATTTCTTCCGACTTAAGACAGGAGAAAACAAAATGACAGTCAACGAACTAATTGAGGCACTAACCGACGCAGTAGAAAGTGACGAAGCGATTGGAGATACAGAAATCTGCATCGGAGATGTACAAGGTGGAAAGATTCGCCGTTACTGGATTGACGACTTCGCAGAGGTTTATTGGACCGAGTCAGGAGATGACAACGAAGAAGCGAATCGCTTTTGGATTACAGTTTCGCAAGATTCAGAGAACTTTTACAAGGTACCTGAAGACTTGAGAGAATCCTATCGCTAAATCCAAGACACAGCCCCGCAACCCTTGACAGAGGGCGCAGTGAGCGAGACACTAGCGGGGCACGCAGTACCGAGACAGGGAGAAAGTCTCTCAGTCTTAAGACATAAAGGAGAAAGAAATGCTCAACACAACACAGGAACAAATGAAAGAAGAAGTGCTCAACGAAATCAACAACAACGGCGAAGACCTTGACGAAATCAGGGACAACAGCGGGGAATGGGTGGACAATTATGTCCCTATTTACAACAATCAAATCATTAAAGAGTGGCAAGATATGCCCTCCGAATATGATGACAGAGGAGCGCAAGAGTTAGGGATTAGCGAAGACGCAACAATCCTAAACAGAATGACTCTTGACCTTTACCTTTATTACAGCGACCAATTCGCCGAGGTATTGGATGAGGTTAAAGAAGAACTACAAGAAAAAGAAACAGCAAACGCATAAACCAACTAACGACTTAAGACAGGAGAAATAAATGATTGACTTAATGATAGTAATTACCTTTATCCTATCAGCATTTGGGGTGATGGCACTGGGTGAGTGGGTCTATGACGCACACCAGCGAGGAATGGAACGAGTAAGAAAGTATGACTTAAGACAGGAGAATAAGCGATGAATAAAATCAAGCCGTACACAATAGAGGAACTAATGCAAGAAATGTTTGAAGACAACTTCTCACATCTTGAACTTGTTGATTCAATGGGTGGGGATTGTGACTGCCACATTCACATAACTATGAACACAGTGATGAAATACTGGGGTGAGTGATGAATGACGTGATGTATTGGAGTGAACTTGCAGACTTAAGACATACAACACAAGTTGAAAAGTTTGGTTGGTGTTCTTGTGAAGAGCAGGAACAATTCCCTTATGACGATTGTCCGCGAGTTGTTTATTGTGGCGATTGTTTGCAACCACTGAATGAGTGCGGACACTTCAAGTCTTAAGACTTATGACCGACATCACAAACAAATGTACTTGACACGACTATATGATTGTGCAATAGTACAACTACCAACAAGAACAGGAGAATGAAATGAAAGTAAAAACAAATAGAGTCTTTGCTTACATAGCAAACTCAGATGGCACTCGCGGAAGTGGCGAAATGATTTGCCCTAAGTGTGCGCTAGATGTACCAACACCTCTTGAAGGGTGTCACTCAAACGATTACTCTTATGGATACGAAGTGCTGGGTTGTAACTGGTGTGGCGAAACCCTCAACACACCATTCTAAATTAACTACTTAAGACAGGAGAAAAGTAAATGCTACCAACAGAGACACTAGATGCAGTAACAACGGGACGAAAAGGATTTACCTATGACGAGGAAGGAAACTTCCGAAGCGCAGGTGGTCGTGAAGCGATGGACTTATTCATACTTATCAGTCTGCGTTCTTACTTAAGACTTGAAATCAAAACAGGTATGAAGATGACAGCAAAAGCAAGCACACTAAAGAAAGCAAATCAAATGCTTGGAACTAATTACAAGCGCAAGCAACAAGCACTGGACCATCTTGAAGCAGTGCTAGTAATGGCAGGAGAAATACCCAACCCACCGAAGGAGGAGAAATGATAACTAAAGACTTGCTGATAGAGGCGTTATGGATAGCAAAAGATAATTACGATTTTGACAACGAGGACAGTAAAGCAGAGGCAATACAACAATACATAAAGGAGTTATCTGATGAGCGCAGTATGTAAGAAATGTGGATGGTCACTATCTAATCCTGAATGGGGTTGTGTTGATTGTGGCTGGGAAGAATACAACGACTTAAGACAGAAAGTGGAGGGACAAAATGCGTAGTCCACAATGGAAAATCTACACAGCAGAGGGCGAGTATGTCGCTAGCACTAAGCACACAGAGGGCGCAAGTCTTCTAATGGATTTGTACGGCGAAGGAGCAACGATTCGCTACGACCACCGCAAAATTGTATGGACTGAGGGGCTTGACGGAAACGCAGCACAGTCCTATGATTCAACAGCAGAACTAATTCGTACAAGACTGTACGGAGGAACACTAATCAAGACAGGAGCAGAACAATGAGCAAGGAATATACATATGTAATTGTGTATAAAGAAGGCGAAGGATGGGACATAGATACAGAGTCAGAAGAGCAGTTCTTCCCTAATGGTACTGTCTATGACACAGAGACACGAGAGTGGGAGTATGGATACCAAGGTGATGGCGAATACAACGCTAACGAGAGAGCCGTTACCGAACAATTGTGCAAAGCCCTAGCGATTATGAATGGAGAGGACTAATGAGTAAGACTTTACTTGATGAGATAGAAGAACTAGCACAGAAGATTGTATCTATTGACTTAAGTCCTAAAAAGAAATGCAGATACATAGTAGTAACAGAAGTACTAAGTGAGGTAGACCCCGCCATATTTAGATACCTAGGAGATACGAAACTAATCTCTAGCACCAAGGTGGAAGACGATGAGTAGCCACGTAGTTATCTGTGAGTATGACGATTGCGAAACAGAGAACGAAGACTGGGAAGATAGTAATGGTACTTACTGGTTTACTTGTTGGAAGTGTGGGTGGGACAATGAAGTTGTCTATGCCCCGTGGAAATGATAGGAGATATGATGAAAGAGTTTCAGATAAGTTATAAGGTTGAAGGTGTACGGGTTGTTAATGTCTGGTTGCCAGAGGGCACCGAGTTGCCCCATATATGGAACGCGATGGCACCCGAACACCAAGACGAATGGTTGTATGAACACGAAGGCAAGAGTGAAGTATCTTATGAGGATATTCACTACTCACAAGCCGAAGCGGTACTACAAGTACGCCGTCTTAAGTCGGTAAGTAATGGGTGATTACATCATAAGAGATTGGCACAACGAAGCACTATGCCAACGACATCCTGACCCTGATATGTGGCACTACGAGAACTCAATGTTCCAAGATGAACAACAACTTGAAGTCTTAAGAAGTGTTCAAGCAATTGAAGTATGCCACGATTGTCCTGTTAGAACTGAGTGCTTAGCACAAGGAATGGAAGATGAGAACATCGTCTACAACGGTGGCAGTGGCAGTATTTGGGGTGGATTATTGAACTCTGAGCGGTATACCCTGAAAACTGGGCGTGTCGGGAGCAGGAGATTGCAGTCTGAAGAGCGTCATAGAACTGCTGTAAGGAGAAAAATTGGTAGACTTAAGGTATGAAAATGAGAGTCATAGCAGTATCCATACTGGTAATTCTATCTGTATCTTTCCCTATCAACAAGGCAGTTGATGTGGAGTTTAAGGTTACTAAGCACCACGATAAACCACCTATCCAAACTAAGGCTACGATGGAGCAGAAGCGAGCCAACAAGATGATGGCTATGCGCTTTGCGAGTGCGGGTTGGGGTTGGGATAGAGAGCAACGCAGATGTGCTTTCAAAATCTTCACGAAAGAGAGTCGCTTCGACCATCTAGCCAAGAACCAACAAGGCAGTAGTGCCTATGGAATTGGACAGGTATTAAAGGAGAAGTCCTCTGACCCAGCGATACAATTATTGCGAGCCTATAAATATATTGAGCATAGGTATGGCACACCGTGTCGTGCGTGGCAACACCACTTAAGACACAACTGGTACTGATGTTAGACCTTAGAGGTAAACCTTTATTTACCTGTGTCTGTGGTTGCAAGATGTGGATTGTGACTGTAATGTGGGATGAAGATGATAGAACTGTGGGTTGGTATGACCTGCAACAGGAGTGTAAGGAGTGCGGGGCGATAGCAACTGCACCTACGGAGATAGATTGGAAGGATGAGTAATGCCTACCTATGAGTACAGATGTAATAAATGTATGGCTAAGGTTGTCTTAAGTCGTAACGTAGAAGACAGGGATGATGAGGTTGAGTGTGTCTGTGGTAACAAGTCAAGTCGTATCTATAACACAGTCGGTGTACAATTCAAGGGCACTGGCTTCTATTCGACAGGAGGATAAGATGTGCGAATGCGGTAATGGTGGGTGCAGTGCGTGCCACACAAAGGACGAGAGTCCGCTTCACTTCATAGCAAGTGGCAAAGAGATTGAAGAACTATACAGAATATCTTTAGACAATGATTACCCTGAAGATTTATGGGTAGACCCAGCCGAGATGGACTTACCTGATGCTGAGTAATGTAGCATCAAAGGTTGTATCATTCGGCAGGTTGGGCTTCGCCTTGCTGATTATATTCTGCTTGTTCTAAATCATCATCACGATAAGGTTTGAATCCACCTATCTTGTTAATGAGTTTACGAATGGCACGCTTGTGACGCATACGCGCTGTGTCTTCAGACCCAAGTTTCATTTCCTCTGCAATTGCACCGAAATCCATAGACTCTGCATAGCGTAGGAATAATAACTTCCTATCATCCTTATGTAGTTTCCAATAGCCAGCGTCAATCTCTATCATCATAGCCATAAGGTTGCCACCTTCTGATGGAGCAGTTGGTCTGCCACCACCAGCAAGGTCTAACTTCTGACCTAGATTTATTTCACCTCTTAAGACAGAGGGCAACAGAGCCTCAACCATATCTGATTCATAGAAAAACAAGTCAGATGTTTCATAGCCACCACTCTTAGCCTTCCAGTGTTGGCAGTAATCTAATGCTTGATTGCGAAGAGAACGATAGATTAAATTCTTTGCATCCTTCTCACCAATTGCTTCCCAAGTATCTAGTTTATTGGGATGCTCAACGAACCACTGATACAAAGATTGTCTTATGTCAGCGGTATCAATGTTAAACTTAGTATGATACTCAGTAGATACTGAATCAACTATGTATTGCCAACGCTCAATGCGTTCCCATTCAATCACTTTATCTTCACCCCTGTATTGGTATGAAGAAACGTAACCTCTT